GGTCAGTCCGGCGGTGGCGAATCCCACGCGGATCGCCTCCTCCCGGATGACGGGGACTTCCAGCCCCGCCGACTGGATAGCCAGGCGGCAGACATCCATCAGAGAGATCGAACGGATCTTGTCGGCCATTTCCGCCCGTCGTTCGCCTTCGGGCTGTTTGAGCACAACGGCTTCGAATCCCGCCCGCATGAGCAGGCCATCTTCGACCGTTTCCATCCGGACGATGGAGGTGTTGCGGCTTACCGTGGCATGGGCCGCGGAGTTTTTGTTGCTCTTGCGGATTTCAGCCAGGCAATCGTTGCGGAATTTCTGGAGGTCCGCCCCGCTCCGGATCGCCGCCTCGATCATCTCCTGGGTAATGCCCGGCAACGCCCGGCCTTCCCGCTTGATCGAGTCGATCCGCTCCCGCTCATCCTGCCGGGCCTGGGCCCGGATCCCTTCGGCGGATTCGGGATCCATTTCCGTTTTGGTTTCCGGGGGAGCCACTTCGATTCGGCCGGCCTCGTTTTCGAACACGACTTTCAGGACGGCCCGCTGATCATCCGCCATCTTGTCATATTCCAGGCCTTGCTTTTTGAGCCATTCCTGAAAATTCATCTCGTATTCCTTTCGATAGATGTTGTCCGGGGCCTTTTCCGATACGGCCCGGTTTTTCGCTTTGCTGTCCGCACCGATGGGACAGAGGGAGTTTTCCTTGAGTCGCCACTTGGTTGTAACGCGCAGCTCCCGCTCCATCCCGGCCGTATAATTGTGGCCATTGATGTTGGCGGATTTACCCCGATCGATGTTGACCGAGTCCTGGACCTCATAGCCGACGGAGTTGTCCGTCAGGTGGCGCTCCTTGATTAGATTCCAGGCGTGGAGGGATTCGGGTCCGCTGGAAAGGACATTGCGGCCGACCAGTTTTCCGTTTTCGATCCGCAGGTCCCGCGTGGAGCCGACGACCGACGATACGCTGGATCGGTCATGGGTATCCAGCAGCGGAACTTGTTTGGATTCTGGGAGGATCAGTCCATCCATCCGCAGCACTTCATCCACAAGCCCATACCGCTTCCAGTCGAACACGGCCACGGGATCCTCTGTGGCGATGACCGCCTCCACCGATCGATCGGCGTCGTCGATCGTGTCGAACCGGAGCTTGAACGACCGGGTAACGACCTTATCCGTTGGATCGTCACGCAATCCGGATTCGGCCGGCGGGTTTTGCAGACCCGCCGCCGGAGGATTCGTCGGTGGTTTGGTCCGGATTCGAATTCGTTTTGTTTTGGGGTGCATTTTGGGGGTTTCCTATGGGGGCAGGTTGTTTGATTTCAAGCCCCAATTCCTTCAACAGGTCTTTTTCCCGCTTGATCTGGCGGAGTTTCTTTTCCCAATCCTCTCCGGATTGAGCCCACTCATCGGATAGCGTCGTTGTGAGGTTGTTGAGTCGGGTCATCTGGGCGTCGGCCTCTTTGGAGGGATCCACATGCTCTTGCTTGGTCCAGAACCACGCCGCGGCGGATTCGAGAATCTCATCCACACCCAGCCCGCCCAGATCCAGATAGCCAGGGATCAGGACCGCTTCGGCCAGCCATCGTCTTAGAACTCGGTTGCAGACGACCCCCTCGATCCAGGTCTGGAGGACACCGATATATTTGGCCCAATTCTGATAATCGAGTCGTCCGCTTGCATAGTTATACGCCGACGAATCGCCCGCCAGGACATTGTAGGGCATCTGAAACGCCCGGCCGATCTCTTTGAGTTTGGTTTCGTAGAATTCACGATAGGTTCCGGTGGGCTGTTCGGCCTTGAATTGGGAGAGCTTCAATCCCTTGGGCAGCGTCAGCATTGTCCCGGCCTCGATCTCCACCGGGTCGAATGCCTCATAGTCGTCGGTATTGGTCCCCGGCAGTAGGGATGAGTCGGTTTCGAGGACTCCCGCCAGCCGGGAGGCGACATCGGCGGCCCGCAGCGTCGCCGAGGCGAAGGATCGCAGCTCGGCGAAGGGCTTGAGGACGGGAGCCAGCCAGGGAAATCCCCGGTTCTGTCCCGGCCGCAAGGGCCTGAATAGATGAATCATGTTTGAAGCGGGGATAGTGTCATATTCGAACAGGTTGGGAATCGTGAAATAGTTTCCCGGATGGTGCCGGAGAAGATAATAATTGAGGGGCGTCCCCTCATCGTCAATCTCGATCCCATTAACTGATTTTCCAGACCATACCCCGAAGGGATCGGCAATCCGATCCGCTTCAACGACCAGGAGGCGAAGGGTCACGGGATATTTGGTGGGAGAAACGGACTTGATGGCGATGAATCCCTCACCCGAATCGATCTGATTCATGGATCCGACCATCCGCAGCTGTTGTCCGAAGGATTGGATCCCTCGATAGTCGCAGAATTGATCGGCCCATTCGGTCCATCGCTTTTCGATGGATTCATTGACATCCGGATCGTCGGTCAGCATCTGAAGCCTCGGACCCGCCCCGATCACCGCATCGGCCAGGGCCGTCGCCGCTGAAATCGCCAGGGCGTTGTTGGCCAGTTCAAACCGGCACCGGTTTCGGGTCACGGCCAGATCTTCGAGGATCGGCCCGTTGGCGTCCCGGCTGTCGGCCTTGTTCCAGTGATTGCCCATATAGTCGCCGGAAACCGCGGCATCGTGATAGGCCCGGCGTGCGGATCGCGGTTTGGCCGGTGCGGCGGATTTCCCGAATCGAATTTCGAAGGGGCCAATCTTCATCGCGTGACAAACCTCCGCAGGGTGAATTGCTTGGAGGCGGAAACCGTGTTCTGTGCCAGGGAAAAATAATATCGACGCGCCGCCATCAACGATTCCATGTTGGGATAGGTCATCTGTTCGCCGGCGGGTCCTGAAATGGAGATGGGATAGGCCGCATGGGCCAGGATCGCCGCGTCAATCGCGTCAACAATGTCTTGCGGATTCGTCGCCATGAATCCGTTGTGGCATAAAAAAAAGACAATACAAACGAAATAACGCCTGTATTATCTTTCATTCCTACCGGTAGGAATAAATTTAATTTTCGGGGGGAATGTCCGGCGATTTTTTTGGTTTTATTAGCACCGTTTTTTCATAAGTGATCAAACGCTTGCCGCAATACCGGCAAATCCGATACCGGCGGATCATGGAATAGAGGCGGTCGGTGTCCGTGACTTCGAAGTCCCGGCCGCCGCACCTGGGGCAAATCAATCCCACTGGCTTATCTCCCATGCCGTTTCCTCCGTTGCATATCCGACAGCTTAACCTTGGGCCGCTTTGGCGCCGTCGGACGGACCGTCACCCCCAGAAACGCCGCCGCGAAATAGGCCCCGACCATGCAGTCCAGCCAGTGGTTCTGGGGCTTTCCAGCCACCGTTTCGTACCGCATTTTCTCGATGTTCCAGGCCTCCGCCGTGATATGCTCGGCGATGGTCCGATGGATGGAGGCCTCCGTACCAAACAGCGAAATAGACCCGTCGGCCTTGGGATCCGTGATCAGAAAACCCTCCTGAACCCTTTTTTTCCCGAAATCCGGGCTGAAAACGACCAGCCGGGATCCTCGATCGGGGAGCCAGGATATATGATACCCCTGTCCGATCCGAAGGACATTGCCGCCGGGTTTTGGGGTCTGATAGGTCCCTGTCTTGCCGGTCCCGCCCTTGCTCGGCATCCATCCCGTCGCCTGTCGGCAAAAATCGACGATGGTGTCAGTCCGATAGCCCGAGTCGATCAGGACCAGGTGGGGGTTGTATCCGTCGATCTTGGCCCGGACGCCACGGAGCCCCTCCAGGATCGCCAGATCCACCGCCGCGTTGCGTTCCGCCGATTCCATCGTCCCCGGGACCGGGGAATAGACCGCATCGACGCCGTAATCGACGACAGATCCACAGAAGCCCACACGCCACGCCACCACGCTCCAGAACAGCCGCTGGTCGTGGACATCGACCATGGCCGTAACCTTGTCGGTCTCGGCCGGGATCGTACCCCTGGGCGTTCCAGAGAGCTTCTCCGCTATCCGGTCGGGCTGAATAACCTCCGATTCCACCAGCTCAATCGGGGGATTGTTCTGGTATTCGCATTCGAAATTTGTTCGACCCATGTCGGCGATGAGGTTGTAGCAGTGTTGGATGGCCGATAGCTCTTGCGGCTTGTAAAACCGATACCGGTTGGAAACGACGGCCTTACGGTCCATCTCACGGCGGTTTTTCCGATAGAAGGCCGTCGCCATCGAGGGTTTGGGTTTGGCGGGACGACGTCGCCCGGATCCTTTTCGCACCCGCTTTCCAGTTTTTCCGGAGCCCTTTCGCTGATCCTGTTTGCGGAGCTGGTTGTATTGATCCCAGAGATCCGACCGGGCCGGGGGCACCGCCAGCATCTTTTGGCGGATCCCGTTCCATTGCGGGTATAGATTCCGGTCCGTGAACCGATCCGCCAGGCAGCCGCGTCGGATGATGGTGCAAAGGATCAACAGGGAGATCGCCCGGCCCGGCCCGCCCAGACCCTTGGCGGCCTTCTCGATATTCTTCTGGATCGATTCGGTCATCACCCTGGATTTGGCCGTTTCCTCCGTTTCGACATCATTGATCAGAACGAAGTCCGGGCGGATCGCCCCGCGGACCAAGCCCCGCAACGGTTTCTCGGCCCCGAATGCCTGGACGATCCCGCCGGCAGCGCCCAGTTTGTTGGGGGTTTGCTCGGGAAGAACCGTCGGAAGGATGATCCGCCGCGGGCCCCAATCGATCTTGGTCCGCTTTCCGCCGAAGGTTTGGAGCCGGCACCGCCTGGATTCCCCCTCTAATGACCGTATTGGGTCGATAATCTCCGGATAGTCATCCCGGAAATAATCGGATCCGTGAGGATCCTCGAAAAAGCTCTTGATGTCCTCGATCGATTCCATGGCCATTTCGAAGTTGGCCTCGATCCAGGGGACCCAGCGGATCAGCCCGTTGACCAGGCCCCAGATAATCATCCCTTTGGCAATCGTCGTCTTGCCGCCGCCGCGTTCGGCGGCGATGGCCTGTTGGCCGCCGCCAGACTCGATGTGCCGACGCAAGACGGAAATCATTTCCTCCTGGTTGGCCGAGAAGGGCATAAAATATATGTCGGGGAAATAGGTCCGAAGAAAGGCCGCGGGATTTTTCCCGCATCGGCGGCGTCGGATCAGGTTCTGGCGGGTGAAGTCAATCTCGATACCGCGAGCGTCGGAGCGGACTTTCCGCATCCGTTCTTTGCTTTCGGCCCGCTCATCCGTCGGCCGGATGTCATCGAATAGGAACTCCGTTCCCATATCCCCTAATCGTAAAGGGTTATTCCAAACACGCGAACCGCAATAAAGGCCAGCTCGAAAAGCTGGCCCTCCAAGCTCAAGGTTGACTTCCCCTTGTCGACTTGATCCTGGATCCGCCGCAGGATTTCTTTATGGCGGTCTTTGAGTTCTGCTTGAATTTCGGCCGGGCTTTTTGTTTTTATTTCCGTCGGATTCATTTTCGCTCCTTTGTTATTGTGATACTTTTCACAGCCCGCACGAACTAACGATGAGGGTGTTTACTGGGGTATCCTAACTTCAATGGGCGTGTGTCGCTGGAAGGACCCGACGCCCTTACGATAGGATGGCGGATCGGGCCACCCCGATCTTGTCGAAGATCACCGCCGCTGCCTTGGCACCTGTCAGGGTTGGATCAGCTGCCAGCGTAACCCGTGCTGCCTCGGCACCTGCCTTGTGTGCGTCGTACTTCTCTTGCGTTGTCGCCAGATCGGCTGCTGTCTTACGCCACAATATTCCTGCCAGTGATGCTGCCAAACCCAACCCAATATCAATGTACCCACTATAGGGATTGAATGGGGCGGTTGCTGTATTGGCTGCCTTTGCCTGGGCAATGACATCCTGAACCTGATCGCCCGTTGGTTTGACGCTCTGGATCGCTGTAGCAACAGCATTCGCCTGGGTCTGCACCTTATCGATTGCGGCCCCAACCTTGACGGCCTTGTCATACGCCTCCTGGGAAATCTGGTTGTTTGCCTTGAGGTTGCCCAGGGTGTCGGCCGTAACCTGCTGGTACTGATCCATCGAGGCATTGAGTTCCTTGACCGTTCCCGCCAATCCCTGGACCTGTTGTTGTGTCACCTGATCACAGCCCATCAGACCCAACACCAAAACCGCCAAAATCAAAATCCGTTTCATTGCTCGATTCCTTTCAAAATTTTCTTGTTTCAATTCGCCGTCGCTTTTCCGATACTTCGCGTTGCCTTTCACCTCAATACCTTGCCTTTGCTTTGCTGCTCCAGGCTCCGCCTTTACTCTGCTCTGCGAATCGTTTCATGGCGGTGCCTTTGCTTTGCTGTTCGCTTCAGTTCAGTGCGCTGCCTTTGCTTTGCCGCGCTCTGCCCTGCGTCGCCTTTGCAAAGCCTCTCGCTGCCCATCGGTACTTGGCCTTTGCTGCTCGTTTCCACTCTAGCGCGTCGCCCTCTCCTTAAAAAATCTCCACAAAAGTGAACCTACCCATACCGCTGTTTCGCCACTGTCCGATTCCGGACAATTCCCCATATTCCATCGCCCAAGCCACAACTTCCATGAGGTCTTTTCGAAGCGTCTTGACGAGAATCTCGATGGTTCCATTTTGGATCGATTCGGATCGGGCAAGGGCAATACGCTCGCCCTGCCTCGTGCTGGCCCGCAAAGGGCGTTCGATGAATTGGATTTCGCCTGGAAACAGGATCGGGATCATCCTGGGAAAAACAAACAACTGCTGATCCAGTGTCCGCTTGAAAGTCCATTTTGAAAGTCCCCTTTTTTTCGCGGCCTCGGCGGTAATCGATCCGGATTCGATCATGGCCTGGCAGGCACTTTTGAAAAAACCCTTGATCTGATAATCCCAAAACATCGGGATTCCGTCTGGATTCCGAGCGAAAACGGTTGTGACGTTTCTTAATTCCTCCACAAAATCTGGAATCGCCGCTAACTCGGCGGGATCAATCCCGTTGGGATTCTTTGCCGCGATAAAATCGCTCGCCGTCTCTTTGTTACCGCAAATGGTTCCTAAAACTGATTCGATAAAATTGATTTCGAACTTGATCGTTTCCATAATTACCNCTTGATTTAGGTTTCGGTTTATTTCTCAATCGCATCGGTAATCGTCGATGGGCAATCCCGGTTTGGATCGGTCCATCTCGTCAAAGACGCCGTAGGGAAATTGATCCTTAAAATGGCCCTGGGTAAAACAATGAAAGCACTCCAGATCGCCGTTGGCTCGTTTGACTTTACCGGGATTGCCGCAGTGGCATAGAAAATCCCTGGAGGGTTTNGGGCTGGAATTCATGGTTTACCCCCTACCGTGATCGAGACCAGGGGGCTATTGCCGTTGTGCTGTCGTGCCGGTGTCCATCCGTGCGGTTTATAACCATACCGGCGTTTGCATTGAGACACCCATCGGGCGATGGGGTTTTTAGCAAAGCGGGACTGTCGGGCTGTTTTGACGATCCCGTCCAGGACTGCGGGATCTGCCTGCTGGAAAATGTCCCGGATGGTCGTATCGTCGGCCGTGGTACGCTGCGGGAAAATCGCCTCGATGTCCTTGATCGCCTTGAGGTCCTGGATCATCCGCAACGAAACCGAGCTCCGAATCGAGACGAGGTCCGAAGCCGAGGCCGAAACCGAATCCGGCGGCTCTGCCGCCGGCGAAGCCGAGGCCGGAGCGAAACCCGAAACCGTATCCCCGCCCCGTGCGGGGGGTCCGTTGGGTTGTCCCTCTTCGGTTTCGGTTAGTTTAAGTTTATTTTTCGTTTCGTTTCGTTCAGAAGGGTCTCCCGGCGATACGCCGGGAAGGATCCGATCCTTCCCCAGCATAGCTGGGGTAGAAATGGATTCTTCCCCAACTTTTCCCCAAGTCGCCAGCAAGCCGGCCCGGCCAGGGTATTCGACGAGGTCAACCCATCCGACTTTCGGATCCGTCAAGACCTCCAGGGCACGGACGGCGACATCCCCATCGACCAGGATCAGGTCGGCCAGGTCCTCGGCCCCGAGGGGGTTTTGCTTCTCATCGAGGATCCATCCCCGAAACTCCGACCGCTGGTCCGAGGCAATCTCCAGGAGCTTGCAGAAGATCCCAAAGGTGGCCATCCCCATCCCGAGGCCGAACTTTTCGGCTTTGGCAATCATTCGGCGATAAGCGGGGCCGACATCCAGCCCGTAATTTTTCAATCGGGTGAACTTCAGCGGATCATGCCGGACCTTTTCGCCCGGCTCGGCCGCCCGACCCTTTTCGTTGACTTCATACCGCCGCGTCCAATCGTTGATTCTAAAGGCCAGATCTGCCATAGTTCACCCGGAAGGTGTTGTCAAAGCGGATTGTCATTTCATACAATTCGATTTCAGTCAGGACGCCCAGGTCCATCAGGTCAAATAGGTGGACCCGAATATCCTGATCCAGGGTGTTGACCTTTAAGCCAACCCGCTGCCGCCGCTTCTCGGTCTCTTTTCGATCCTTCATGGTGCCTTTTCCTTTTCGCCATCCCCGGCGAGAGGTGGGCATCCCTGCCCAACATTCAATCCGTTCTCGATCTCGGCCAGTACAGGGCCAGGATCCCGGCCCACAGTCCCGCCAGGATCGCCGCCCACAATTTACGCTTCATAGTAGTCGCCTGATAAAATCTCCCTGGCGGCTTTAATCGCAACCCAAGCACGGGCGCGGATAGATCGCCCCAATTCTTCGTCGAGTGTAATTTTCTTCATCTCGTCCATCAGTACCTTGTATGCACGAATTAATGCCTTAACTGATTTGCTTTCATGAACATTCACGGAAATCGTCGGTGGGTTTTTCATAGTGAAACATCCTCGAAAAGATAGTTGGAGGATCGGATTCGGAAAAGATCCGCCGTGATCCCGGTGGAATTGGATTTCTTCTGCCCGCTAAATTCGATAATGCCCAGGGACTTGAGTTCATTCATCCGGGCTGACACGGTGGACTTCTGGAGGTTCAGGGCGGCGGCGATGTCGGCGATGCAGGTTCCGGAATACCCGGCCGCCTTGATCTGATCCCGAATCAGTTTCTGTTGCCGCTGGAAATGATCGGAAAGACTCCGGTAAGCTTTAATGCTGGTATTGGTTGCCATTATGCCTCCCTGCAAATCGGTTTAAGAATCTCCCGGGATGGACCCATGAATCCACCCCGGGCCACCTGGGAGGGCAAAACGAATTCGGTCAGTTCAGCCGGCATGGATTGAAAGCCCTTCCGTGGGCGATGGAGGAGGAGCCGTCTCGGATTTCCCTTGAATCTCCATGCCGTAACC